TTTTTTTTTTTTTTTTTTTTTTTTTTTTTTTTTCTTTTTCTGTTTGGTTGCGGTGTCAGTCACCGGTGGCTATAAATTGACGCTGTGGGAACACATGCGCTGGATGGGATGCCAACCCCTACCAATTTCAACCAACTAACGTGAACTAGGGAGGTCGTTGGTTATCCTCTCTAGCTAGGCACAGTTTAAGGTCGTGTCTGGGACGCAGTTTGGGGGACCCTTACTACTCAAACATGCTGGATACGTTGACATAGACCATGTCTCTGCGTTCCTCAAGCCAGTTTTCTGTCCGGCCTGAGGGATTCCAGATGTCAACCATGGTGTCTATGGTCTTTTGGATGTTGCGTTTCCAAGATATCCGAGTGGATCCGTCAGACAGCAAACCGTGCGCTCTGCACCCGAGTTTGCGGTCCTCTGTCAGGTTGATGTAGGGGAGTTGGGACCATGATGTTATGTCCACTTCCCTTTTGTTGACTGCTCTGGCCCCGAAGCTACACTCCACAATGATGGAGAGCAACTTGGCCTTGTCTATCCAGGTCTCGTCGCGCAGAACTGGGTTCATGTTCTTCCCCATGGGTATGGCGTTGGGGTCGAATGATGATAGTCCGACTTGCGCTGTGAGCCTGACGTCTCTCATGGCCCAGTACTGCATCATGTTTGATACGAGCACGGCCTTGGACTGGGCAGCTTGTATTTCCCTGTCTTCACTGACGTGACCGACGCTCAGCCCGGCCTTCCTGAAGATGGTCCTTTGATCGCGGATCATGACCACTTTGTTGAATCGGCGGCCGTACCTGTCCTTCATGTTGACCAGTTGAGGTTCATGGGAGCAGAAGCTGAGGCTTTCCAGGTCGGGCAGTATCACGCTGGGGCTGTGTGCCGGGATTCCTTTCCTGGTCCAGCCGATCTCGTTCCAGAACGATACTTGGTCAATGCAGGCTAGCTCGTCAGCCTTGAGGAAGATCACTTTGTCATCTCCAGAGATGGCACAGCGCCCCATAAAGTCTTCCCAGTGCTCGGGCCCTTTTCCGGTGACTGTGGCCATGTGCGCTGTCGTCACGACCGTATTGGTGATCGTGTTCGCTGCGTACGTGACAATGCAGCCACTCAGCCGTTGGCCGCGACCCTGAAGTAGGATCTCGTGGTCTCTGTTCGCGTCGCCTGGTACCCTAAGGACGATGTGCGGGTGCGTGTACCACCTGTAGAGCGTTCGTATGCCCTCTCGGTGGCTCGGGTCGTCGCTCAGCGACATGAAAAACCTGCACTCTATGTTGAGCATACCCTCGCTCTGGCAAACGTCGAACCTTTGGGTGTCGTCCGCTATTGCCGTGAGGTGCGTGGTAGAACCTTGGTACTGGCCTCGCTGCGCCAGGATTTCTCCGTATTCGCTCTGGGGGAACGAGCACACTCCGCTAGGGGTGTACGGTGGTGCTGCCAGGTGCTCAAGGTTGATGTGTCCCAGCAGCATTTGCTCGACAACCCTGGTGGCAAGGTCCCCGAAAGCAATCATGCGGGACCCTTTGTCGGCAGCCCTCACTAAGTTTTTCTTCTCTTTCTTGCCCATTGTGGTGAAAGGCTCAAACTTGCATATCCCGTTGCACATCTCGCGGTATCTTTGCTCGCATAGATTGCGGAACTCAACGTTCTGGAGGGCTTCCGCTGCGTTCTGGTACTGGATTGGCCCAATATGGGCCTTGTTCCTGAGCTGGGCCGCGACCTCGTCGTAGTCGAGTTTGCGTAGGACGTAGCCCTTGCCCCTTACTGATCTTGAGAACCAGTCGTACACCTCGATGATCTTGCCCCAGTGCTGGTGGTCGTCGACCGGGGTTACGTCTATCTTCCGCCGGAACATGGCCAGCGTTTCTTTGGGGCTTGTGGACGTGAGGGACCAGCCGTCGTCGTCCAAGAACTTCTTTAGGAGGTACCTTATAGGGTGGTTGAAAGACTCCCCTGTTGCTCTCTTAGCGCTCGCAGTCCTGCTGCCTAGTGGTCGCCAATGGCTGAAGTCCTGGGGTGATTTGTTAGGGAATTGGCTGAGCGTCTCCTCACTGAGAGGTATGGGCTTGAGAAGCTCGAAGCCTAGGTTGGGCTTGACGCCTCTGGTCCTAGGCTCTATGTTGGGTAGGGTCTGAGCCGGGATGTTCACGACGATCCTGTCGTCGTAAAGCCTTTGCTTGGCTCTGTTCAGTTGGTTAAGCAGCCTATCAGCTGTGGTGCTGAGGGCCAACTTCCAATTGTTGGAACCGAAGCCAACTACCAGGTAGTGCTCCATAGTGGAGTTCCTGGACCAGCTACTTCTCACTACTTGCAGCTCGACGCCTTGGGACTCAAGCCTATCTAGTCGCTCGGTTACGACCAGGCTGTATGGGTTTAGAAGTTTCACCACCCCGCCTTTGCAGGCGCCAGCTTTGAGCCTGGATACAAAATAGTCTATCCAACCGCAGGTCTGACGGACCTCGGCTGGCCTGCTGTCGCTGCTCTCGCCGCAGTCTATGAGCATGTAATCGCAAGCGGGTATGTGGTGTTTGCGAACGTCACACTCAACGCCGGCGAATCTGGGGTTTTTGGCCACCCTGGGTTTGATGGGGTTGTGGCCCCTTTTTGTGCTCCCGTATGTGTAGCCCAGAACTTTCTGCACTTTTAAGTCCTCAAGCGCCACTTGGGACCAGCCGCCGCTGCCGCAGCCGACGTCGGCTACGATACCGTGCAGACGAGCCCTGGTGAGCTGCAGCACGTTCTTGAGCTTGAAGTACCCTCGGCTGCTCGCGCCTAGATCCGGGGTGGACCCCAACTTGCTGTCGTAGTCTGTCTTTCGGGAGTTGGTGACAATTCCTGCCTCCCTGAAGTTGTTGAACTGCTTGCTGTCCAGGCGATGCAGCCTCTCCTTGTACAGCTGTCCTTTGCGGTCTATGCCGTCGTCGTAACAGATACCTGCTCTGTGTTTGTACGAGGTTCCATAAACCGTCTCCAGCCCTGCTTTGACTACCAAGGAGCCTACCGCCAACATGGCGAACAGCGTGTCTCCGGAAGAGATGGCTAGCAGCATGCTGACTCCCGTCGTGTTTAGGATAAACTTTAAGGAAGCGAAGCCTGGCTGCTTTTGGAGGAATGGCAGGAAACAGAGGAGGGCTTGCAGGGGCCCGCCAAAAACGACGAACCAGATGCCGGTCACTAGCCTCCAGAGGTCCTTGACGGACAGTTTGGAGTAGTCGGCCATCTCCTGCATGTTCTCGAATGAGAAGAATTGCTTATCGTGGCTAGAGACATCGGACCAGCCCATGCCTTTGCCTACGAAAAATCCTACCGTAGCTATGAGGGCGAGAGCGGGGAACGCTCCTATCAGTGGGTAGGGGTCTCCCCCTAAGGCTGCTAGGATACTAGTCGCGACGCAGATTGATTGCGCGTGTGATATGTGGAACAGGAGGGGGGTTTCTTTCAGCCCCTTGACCGCTATGTAAGTCGCGGTTTGGCCTGTCAGTGAGCTCCAGTGGTAGATAAACGGGGCCATGCCGAAGATGTGTGCGAAACTGGCGTTGCCAGTTGTTGTCGGTCGATGGCTCTTGATCTTGTCCCACCAATGCTCCACCTGCTCGCCTGGCTTTTTCTGAATGGTGTTGGTCAGCTTCATCAGTGCCGCCAGGTCCGCGTTCCTCGACATGTGGATGGCTGCTGCCACGAACATGATGGCGCCGCCTATTCCTACCGCTCGCACAAAGTTCTCGTTGCCGTGCCTGACGGGGTCGGTGTTGTTCCATGGGGCTACCACCACGTTGGCTATGTACCCAACGAATAGGAAGATTTGAGCGCTGGCATACAGCGCTCCGAGCCCGGTGTTTGGGTCAGTGGTGCAGCTGAGATAGTACACTACTAGCAGAGCAAGGAGGGGGGATGGGCCAGAGGAAGGGGCCCTGATGCCGTAAGGCTCGATGGGTGGCGGCGGTCTTCTGTTGATCATCACTGTGATCCCGACTATGGTAGCGAGGACGAGAAAGCAAACGATCATTTCAGTTGTTATGCTGTCGGCGTATAGGGCGAATTGGGGGAGCCTTATCCCGTAACTTCTTACGGTATCGATCAACGACGCTCCCAGCGCTCCTTTCGCGAAGAGCAGAAACAGCAGAGCCCCGCTCTTGCCGTGCTTGAACTCCCCTTGATTGGGGGATAAGTTGCTGGCGTACTTGGCTAGTGCGGTCCCCATCATGAGGCTCTGTGCTGACACGGGGCTCATTGTTGCGATGATCAACATCAAGGATGCCTGCGCCAAAGTGTCCCAGACGTGGCTTTTCGCACTGTGGTAGTATTCGTGCTTTCTGTTGTCGACGTACGGGTGGCAGTTGTCCGTGCATTCATCGCAGGCCGTGTATTTGTTGTTGCCTCCGAGTGTTCGGAGTTGTGTTGCCTGCTGCATGTTGTCAAGGAGTTTAGCCGCCTGCCATAGGGTGATCCTGTCGTTGTTGACTTGTTCGTATAGTGAGTCCCAGAGTCCCTTGTTGTGCGTCCCGCTAGTGAGCATGAATGGCTGGATGAGGAAATCTCTCTCAGCCTCGTACACAGTGCTGTCGAAGGGGGCCGAGTGTTTCGATTCGAGTTCCCAGTAGAAGCCAGCTTCTCTGCGTCCGACTCGTCCCCTTCTCTGGGCCCGCATTCCGGGGGTGCAGACTCTCCTCTGTAGCTCGACCGTGCCCTCGGGGGTCTGGACTGGCTGGTTGACGAGATTGCTGCTGTAAACGATGGTTGGCCTACAGTTTACTCCCATCTCAGCTATGTTGGTGCAGGTGAATATGCCGCCGGTGGCGTTTTGGATCCTTTTGTAGGTGTCGTCGTTGTTTTGCATGGTGCTTCTGCTGATGTGGCCGAGGAAATGTATGGTGTCGCCCTTACTGTCAACGGCTTTGAGCAGGGTCTGCCGGAGCCTCTCCCCTTCTTTATTGGTGGCCACAAACATCATCACCTTGGGTTTTTCGTGCTTGGCCAGCCGGCCCATGAGCTCGTTTTCGTTCTTGATGGTTTGCTCTAGGATCTCGTAGTTGCTGGACAGGCACGGTGAACCCACTAACGGTGTCGCCGTCATGGTGACGAAGCTTATTTCTTGGGCTGCGCACTTT